ATAATTCATCAAAAATAATTGATATAAATGAAATTGACAAAAGAAAACAACAAATATACAATATAATGAATCAGGACATACAATCTCGAAATAATGAGAACATACTAAAAAAACGAGCTGCAATAGAAATGAAGTATTTGAAACCCGAATTGATTAAATTGCACAAAAAAAAAGAAAAACGAAATAACGAACGATTAATATATTCGAATTTAATAAGAGAAGAATTTGATGAATTTATGTTTCAATCTGAAAACAGTAAGAAACAAAATAAATAATGATGATTTATTGAATTAAATTGAAAGTAACGAAAATGTGGATTTTTCCATTTTATCAATCAAATGATCAAAAATCCCTTCTGGTGAGGGTGTGCTTGGTCCAAACCCCTCCGTTAAAATACCATAACCAGATTGAATTGCTTTTATGTTATCTGATGCAGGTGCCGGACCAGTTGCTTCTTCTGGATTTAATAATGTATCTTCCTTTCCACCTTCATCTAAGATTCCTTTTATATCAAAAGACTCAATTGATTGAGTGAATATAAAATGACTAAATACTAAAGATACAAATATGATAAACAATAAAAAAATACATGAGATTATTTTACGTGACATGTTCGTCTATAGATATTTATTATATAATTATTAGAGAAACTATATAAAAAATAAAAACAATACTATTGTATACTTGAGATAGTTAGATATGTCGAGCAATGAAGTACAGAGATTAACAGGAATGGTAAAATGGTTTAACAACAAATCCGGTTTCGGTTTTATTACCGTTTCTAGTGCAGGTGAATATAATGGTAAAGATATTTTTGCTCATTACTCTTCCATTCGTGTTACAAATTCACAATATAAGTACCTTGTTCAAGGTGAGTATGTAGATTTTAACCTATCGCACTCAGAGAACGAGAAGCATGAGTTCCATGCGATGGACATCACCGGGGTAATGAGTGGTCCAATTCTGTGTGAAACTAGAAGACAGGCACTATCAATGCAGACCGACGAAAAGCGAGAGTCTAGACCTAGACGTACTCGTGGTCCTCGCGAAGATGTATCTTCCGAAGAGCAATTTGCCGAAGCATAAAATTATTTATAATTAAAAAAGAATTTTGTATAGAATATTTATACAAAATTTGTTACATTGAATTGATTTAACTCATATTTATTTTTTTAGAGGTAATATTTTTAAAATTATCCATAAAATCTACTATAAATGTTGAATTTGTCGGATCAAATATAACTTCGTCTGTTTTTCCTTCATCACTTGCCTTTTGTTTTTGGTTCATGTAAGTAGTAGTTAATGCATCTATTATATATTTATTAGATTGGTGTAATGCTTGAACTAGTAGAATAAAACTAGGGAAATCGTATTGCATCATTCCACTATTCATTCCACTATTCATTCCACTATTCATTCCACTATTCATTCCACTATTCATGTCGGGATTAACGATTTCTTGAACAATCGTTCCAATCGATTCAGTAATTGATTCTAAAACGATACTACTATTGTTCATAGCATGTAAATAACTCGCATTTAGAATTCGTTGCAATACTTGCGACTTTATTGTATCTAAATCTTTTGAAATAAGTTTGAAAAGAGCATCATTATATTTGGATACTAACTCGTCTGCAGTTTGTGAAATATTTGAACCCGACATTTCTCTTGTATTTTCTGCTTGTTCTCCTGGTTCTCCATCTACTCCTTCTTCTATTGGTTGTTCTCCTTCTTCTATTGGTTGTTCTCCTTCTTCTATTGGTTGTTCTCCTTCTTCTATTGGTTGTTCTCCTTCTGCTCCTGGTTCTCCATCTACTCCTTCTTCTGCTTGGGCCTTTTTACCAAAAAGGGATTTCACTTTTCCGAAGCTGTCGCTTAGTCTCGCTTTTGCGGCAGCATTTCTGTCCTCACCTGCTTTTATTTTAGTTTCATTCATTTCTTTGCGTTCGTCGTGTGAAATACCACGTGCTTTATCTAACCACCCTTTTTTGTCAACTTGCGCTTGTCTTTTAGAAGCATCTCGAAGGATTCGGTCTTGAGGTTTAATACCACGCAAAGAATCTCCAATCATACCTCCATATATTTTCCTCTTTCGAGTATATTTTCGTTTCGATTTCGTTTTGTTACTTTTACGTTTTGTTCTTTTACGTTTTGTTATACGTTTTTTTCCACCGGTAGTTTCTTTTTCAGTTTCATTTACATCTTTAAACCAACTTTCGTAAGGGGGGTCATATAAGCGTTCAACCAATTTTCCTGAAAATTGATTAATAGTATTTCCAGATTCATGCACTTGTTGAAAAACAAAAGTGATCATTTTTTTTGTATATTTATATGATTCATCGTTTTCCATTAAAGCATAAAGTAACAATGGACCCCGTAAAGGCAAATTGATACTTGCATTTACTGCCTGAACAATAGTGTTTGATATTTTAGATTTATTTGCAGGATCGCTTAAAACATCTTTCATTTGATTGCCTAAAGCCTCTCTTAAATTATCTACTAAGGGTGCGTTATTAACAAGACCAGAGCATATTTTATCGACTACTTTTTCAGCAATTGCGGCTCGGACCAAACTTTTATCTCTCCATGATAATTTATCCATATTAGTAATTATATTATACAAAGAAAAACATTAACTATAAAATTGAATAAAGCATGATAATTTAATCACAATGCAAATAATGTCTAAAAAAAGTTTTGAAAACAAGGGAAAAACCCAAAAAAACAAGTCCAATACTACTTCAAAAGAAAAGAAGAAAATATGGGAAATGTATGACATTGATAAAAAGGAAGAGAGTATTGAGATTGAATGTGTATATGAAAAGTCATCCAAAAATAATATTGAAAGTAATTGTGAAATATGTGATTCGCGACTCATAATCATGGACGATGGATTTCCTACTTGTACAAATAAGAGTTGTGGTGTTATATATCGTGATATATTGGATCATTCTCCTGAATGGAGATATTATGGTGCCGAAGATAAAAACTCGGCAGATCCAACCAGATGTGGTAATCCGATTAATCCGCTATTACAAGAATCGTCGTTTGGTTGTAAAATATTATGCGGTCCAAATGCAAGTTATGAAATGAAACGTATTCGCAAATGGACTGAGTGGCAAGCAATGCCTCATCGTGAAAAATCATTATATGACGAGTTCCAATTTATAACGGTAATGGCAAAAAATTCAGGTATTCCCCGTATATTTATAGACGATGCAATGGCAATTCATAAAGACATTTCTGAACAAAAGATGTTCCGAGGGTTGAATCGAGATGGTATAAAGGCAGCATCTATTTACATATCATGTAGGTTGAATGATTGTCCAAGAACATCGCATGAAATTGCTGAAATATTCAAACTAGACAAAACAAGTGCTACTAGTGGTTGTTCTATGGCAGTCAATATTCTTTCCAATTTAGAAAGAAATGGAAGTTCTATCAATATTAGCACGGATGATTTATGTGCAACAAAACCGAGTTCGTTCATAGAGAGATATTGTAGTAGATTGCAAATAAATTCCGAACTCACGAAATTGGCAACATTTATTGCGAAAAAAATAGAAAATAGTGGTATAATCAATGACAATACTCCTCATTCTATTGCGGCCGGGATTATTTATTTCATTGCCCAAACATGTAATCTCTCAATAACAAAATCCAACGTGAAACAAATATGTGGAGTAAGTGAAGTGACAATCAACAAATGTTATAAAAAGATGGATAATATCAAAGATAAATTGATACCCAATACAATCAAAGAAAAATATGATATTGAGTAGTGCGATATTTGTATGCGAATATTATAAAAAATTACAATATAATGGAAAATTTATTTGTCGATAAATCAAAGAATGATTTTTATCTTTCCTCTGAAGATACTAATTTAGAAGTTATTTCGAATGAAACGCCGAAAATCGTCTTTATTGTTCCCTACAGAGAGAGAGAGCAACAATTGCTTTTTTTCCAAAGACAAATGCAATATATTTTAGAAGATTACGATGAAAATCAGTGTAAAGTCATTATTGCACATCAAAATGATAAACGTTCTTTTAACTGTGGGGCGATGAAAAACATAGGTTTTTTAATCGTAAAACAATTATATCCAAACACATATCAAGATATTACATTAATATTTAATGATGTAGATACCATGCCGTTCAATAAAAATTTCTTAGATTTTGAAACAAAAAGAGGAGTTGTCAAGCATTTTTATGGTTTCAAACACACTCTTGGTGGGATTGTTTCGATTAATGCAAAAGATTTTGAACAAATTAATGGATTTCCTAATTTTTGGGCCTGGGGATATGAAGATAATTTATTTTACGAAAGAGTAAAACAAAATAGAATAGTTATTGACAGATCCCAGTTTTATCCATTTGCTGATAAAAATATATTACATTTTTACGATGGGTATTTAAAACAGGTGAATAAAAAAGAATTTGATCGTTATACACAACAAACAAAAGAAGGAATCCACTCAATACATAGGTTACACTATGTATTCAATGATGAAACAAATACATATGATATTGATTCTTTTGAAACAGGAACACACGAAGATAGACACGCAACAAAAACACACGATTTGCATAATGGCACATCTCCCTACAATCATATACGAAGCGGTCGTGGGGCAACAATGTCATTGAAATTATAATTCTAATATCTTGAATGTTAGACCAATTTTATGAGAGGTTTCCCATATACCTGAAATTTTGATTACATATTTATTATTCTTTTGTTTGTGATTCGATTCGTGATAAACACGAATTTGACCACTTGATAATTGTTTGGATAGTACCAATTCAAAGTTCGTATCTATGTTATTATACTCTTTGTAATTTTGCAATAACGATTTTTCAATCGTTTTTAGGTCGTTTATAATATTTTGATTATTCTTACTATTCATATTTATATTACGAGTATGAATATTTTCACCATTCTTTTTTTCAATATTAGATAAAGGAATGTACAAATACAAACCATTCATTGTTACGTATTTTTTTGAATACAATATTTTGGTAAATTCACCATCCATGATAGTATTTTTTTTGGGATATAAATATCGTATATTATCATATAATTCAAATTTTTTATCTGAAGCATTTAATTTAATATCATTTATTTTTAGATACACATTCATTTGATATATAACAGTATAATAGTTATATATCATTTATAGATTTAAATATTTATTTACTATCGATCGAATTTTGTCTTGGTCACCAATTTCAACCGAAATACCATATTTTAGATCATTATCTATATTTGCATTGTATTTTTTCACATCCATATCAATAATATTAATTAAGTTATCAAGTTGTTTCGTTAATTCTTCATCTGTAGTATCTTTCTCAGATTCAATCTGTTGTACCAACTCATTCTCTTTTTTCAACGCACTATCGATTTTTTTATTACCCTCACTGGTTTGAGCATTGATCATATCTCGAATTTGTTTAGAAAGAGTACCGGTAAATTCATTTATTATTTCTTGCATTCGAGACTGTTTTGTACTTTCTTCTGTACTTTCTTCTGTACTTTCTTCTGTACTTTCAAGATTTTCTATGATTTTACTTTGAAAACAATAAAACAATATGCACAAAATGACAATTATTATGAATATGAATAATAATCTATTATTTTTCATTATATTATATTATATATATATAAATGTTTCAATCATCAAAACTTAATACAAATTTATCACCATTCACTTCATGGAAGGGACAAACATTTGGTCAGATAACATCTTCCATACAAAAAAATGGCAATACAACATCAACTGAACAAAATAATTATAATCAACCTACAAAATTGGCATTTCTACCACCACCTTTAAAAATATATCGTCGTGAAGCTTTTACTAAAGAATTAAAAACAAATTCAACTAAACAATCTACATCAATTGAATTATTAGAAAGACCAGGTAGTTCTTTAGTCGTTTTTAACAATACAAAAGGATGGAATGTTTGTGATAGCGATTGTAGTGGAAACAAATTAACATTAGACCCAATTTTGATTAATAATCGAGGCGAGCGAGGTTTATGTTGTGATGCTAGAAATCCAGGATCTATTGCCGATCAAATTAATCCCGCAAGTGTGGCTAGACGCAGATGCAGAAGTGCTGGTATGTATAAGAACAAACCTCCATCTACTGTTACTTCCGCTCCTTATTCTACAACGTCGAAAGAATATTTATCAACTAGAGGTAAAACGTTTAAACAAAATCAATACCATTATTTGAAATCTGGAAATGCTCTTGCAAAACCAGGGGCACCCGGAAGTCAAAATAACAAATATTCTATCAATGATGGCGGTTCCTTCTATTGTGATGCATCTGGACATTATATTCAAAGCGAATTCAAACCTTCCAATTACAAATTTTCACAAGATGGAGGCGTTTCTTCCAGTGCTCGTACAAATCGCCTTAATTACAATACCATCACAACAAATGGTGGATTATATACAAAGGCATATGGTTCTCAAGTAGGAAATGCACTGTCTTATGGAAAATCTAGCGATTCATACACAATTAAAGATAAAATTGGAGTACCTGCTCCTTGTGATGTTGCATGCAAAACAACCAAACTGAAAGTATAATCCCTTTTAATATTTAATAAAATCATGTAAATATTAAAACATCTTCCGAAACCTTACCATTATAATTTGACACCAAATTGTGTAATTATACTTTATGAGGACATGAATCACATGAACTTGTGACATATTTTTTAGAATCACGATGGGCAACAGATTCCTCTTTCTGTTTTCGAATGGATTCCATAGTTGCCCTTTTTTTTTCACATCTGCAACCTTGACTAGGTGCGTTCTTCATTATAACATAAGTAGCACCTGCACCTATAATAGCTCCAACGAATACAAACGCAATTTGATGCATACGTTTTTTATCCATTATATAAAATAGAACTATTTTATTTACCCATGTTTCATTTATAATAAATAATTTAAACCAATAGATTCAAATTATTTATTATATATTTGTACTAACATCGAATGTTTCTTCAAAAACATTATTAGTTAAACATATATTGTTATGTAAAACTCCATATTTTATACACCAATCTGTCGATTTTTTCACATTGGTTTTTACTAAATTGTTTAATTTTTCAGATTTATTTTTTACATCCATTAAGGAAAGTGTATAATGAATATTTTCTATTTGTTGCTGTCCAAATATAGCATTATACTCTTCGACTTTTGTTGTGAATAATAAAGTCAGCGGAATACTTAACAATTTAAATATTCTTTTTTCAGATGAAATCATTTGTTGAAATGCCGTTTTCAAATAAGGATATATTTCATCTGCTGGTTTCCCAATAAACCCTTTACATACGATATATTTTTCCGAATTTGCATAGCGACTTGTCTGGGGTTTTGTTACATATACCTTCTCGTAAAATGATGATAAAATCGCCAATATGTCCAATGTGTGCTGCATAAAACAGTCAAATGTTTTTAATATAAAACTTCCGCCTTGTTTCTGCATAATGACCGCATAAATTACTTGTGCAAACAACAATTGTCCGATTGAATGCTCTTGATTGTTAAAATCAACCGAAAAATCGAAACCACCATCGCCAGTAATAATTTCCATTTTATTGCTATACATATCTTTGCAATATTGTAGATTTTCCAATGTTAATATATTTCCCGTTCCGTCAATGCCAGTTTCAATGGTTACATTTGAATTATCTTGTAAAAATTGCTTACTCTTTTTCCAACCAGGAATATTTTGATCGTTTGCATCATCTAATATAGACATGCCATAATACCTATCATTTTTATTGTTTCTGG